CATAGTGTTAGAAGGGGGGCAAGCCCCCAGCCCCTTACTCAGCCCAATCGTCCAAGATTTCGCTCACATCTTTCGGTGCGGCTTTCTTGGCGCGTTTGGTTGGTTCGGCTTCTTCAGCATCTACCTTGGGTTGCGCTTCGGGTGTTGCTACTGCCTTTGGTTTTGCCCCGTCCAGTAGTGCGGGGTTTGAAGCGATAGCGTTTTTAGCATCAGCAGACTGACCCTTTTCTTGGGCGGTTGCCATCTCGGTTTCTTCCAAGGGGCGAACTGCTTTGAAGGTCAACTTAGGTGTAGCACTTTGTGTATCAAAGCGCATCTCAGTTACGACGGCAGTAATTGGTAAGCCATGACTTCCCAAGAACTTTGCGTATGCTTGCAATGGCATCTTGCCACCTTCCACATCACCAAAGATAGACTGCGCTGGCAATGTCAACTGATATACATTACCTTGTAGGTCATTCTCTAGCGTAACTGCCAGTCGTTGGCTGTAACGGCAAGCACGGCTCTTGCCCTGTCCCGAACCAGCGATGTTGTTAGCGCATGTGGCGCACTTGTCCGACTGTGGCTCACCAACTTTGGAGTCAGGTGAAATGCCGTCATTAGACCAGCATGTTGGGGCAATGTTCTTGCCCTCTTCATAAGTTTCTGCATAGTAACTACGTGATACGTGTTGATTAGCCGCTACAACAATGATGTTCATTGCACGGTCTTCGTTTTGGGCAATCTCTTTGCCATCGACAATCATGCGAAACACGTTGCCACGGATAGAGATGCGCTTGCCCCCTCCACTACCAGCACCACCCATAAGGGCGCGTGTGGTCTCATCTAATTGTAAGTTACGCAAGTGTGCGGGTAATGTGTTACCGCTTTTAAACAATGTCATTTCACTCATCTTCTACTCCTATGGTGGTTGGTTGGGTTTGGGTATTGGTCATGGCATCTAGGTCTGTGCGTTTAACACGGACTTTGTTACCAATCTTGAAATGGGGAATCTTCCCCGAACGAATCATGGTGTAAACCGTTTGTCGAGAAACCCGCAAATATTTTGCGATTTCCTCCACGGTTAAATTATCAGGTTGCACTTTTACTCCTCCTTATGGTTACGGCATACCTACTATCGACATTCATACCTTTCGGCATCAAGTCGGGGTTCTCCTCCAGCAATTGCTTCATCGTAGTTTGACTAACCCGCTTCTCCAATAGTTCGGGCATCTTGTGTTCTAAGATAAAGTCATGCATTGCTTGCCAGTCACTTGTCCAGTAACGGGTCTTAACGGTACGCATTACCATACCGTGCTTGCTTCCTAACGTATCGGCACCGATGTTTTTGCAGAGGTCAAGTAACTTAATCTCTACTGCTTCCATCTGTGTTTTTACGTTCAAGTCTTCTTCTTCGTACTCGCGTAGAAGTTCAGATCGTTTGTCGCGCATTTTTATGTAGGCGGCGACTAACCTATCTACTGATACTTCGTCAGTCATTCCTCTCTCCTTCTCGTTATGTCTATATGATAACAACAAAATTTACAATGTCAAGAGTTATCAACTCAGTAGTTCCCCGTATAAGTCGATAATTTTTTGGTGTATATCTACCTTGTTGTGCAACATGGTGTACATACGTTTCTCAACACCGCTCCCTTGTAGATGCACAACGGTGGTGGGGTTCTTTTGCCCCGCTCTGTGTACCCGTGCATTACATTGCAGATATGTCTCTACGGACATTACTGGACTCCAATAAATAATTGTGTTTGCCGCGTGTAGCGTGACACCGTGTGATGCGGCTTGAGGCTGGATGACAAGCACTTGTGGTGTGTCTGTGCCTTGAAACCTCTCAAATATTTCTGACCGCTTACCAGCCGCGACTCCACCATGAATGACCGCAGTTGAATAGCCGTGCTTGCGTAGGTCTTCAGCCACTACCTCTATGGCATGGCGGTATGGGACAAACACTAATACCTTGTGACTAGACTCCTCTATTACCTCGCGCATGACTGCCAACCGATTGCTTGCGTCAAACTGTACGACCTCACCCGTATCTGCATACACCGCACCACTAGATAGTTGTAGTAGTTTGTTTAAATTAGCGGCGGCGTTTACTGTTGTTATCTCCTCACCAGCCGCTCGTACGATAAGTTGTCTACGTAGCAGTTCATAGTATTTCTCTTGCTGTGCAGTAAGTGGTACGTTGCGTGTCACATAGGACATTTCTGGTAAGTCCAAACATTGCTCTTTAGTAAAACGTATTGCAGGTTGTAGTGCCTTATGTACAACCTCGTTGGCTTCAGGCTTCGGCACCCACTTAAACATGGTTACCTTGTTCATCACTCTGTCTCTGAACCCGCCATAAAACTTTGGCACATTGTTAGGGTTTACTAACTTGGCTATGCCGTAAGCGTCTACTGGTGACTGTGAAGCGGGTGTTCCTGTCAACATCCACAACCATGTATTTGGTTTTAATAGTTTGTTTAAGACTTTCCACCGATTAGTCGTAGGATTTTTATATGCGTTGGCTTCATCAATCACAATCAAATCAAACCCAGCGTCGGCTACTGTGTCAGCCACAATCTCCACGCCATCGTAGTTGATGATGACAAACTCTGCTTCTCCGTTAATTATGGTTTTGCGTTTCTCAGGTTTGCCGTACGCAACGTCAACTGTGCGGTGCATAGCAAACTTAAACAAGTCATTGCGCCATGCCGAATCCATGATTGATAGAGGGCAGATAACAAGCACTCGTTTGATAAAGCCAAGCGTCATTAGATAGTCAGCCGCCCATATAACACTAGCGGTCTTGCCTGTTCCCTGTTCATTGAAACAGAATCCACGCCTGTGCATGGTTAGAAATGACGATGTAACTTTTTGATGGTCAAACGGTTTAAACAACCCCGGCCAACTGTATGTAGCGTTAATTGGTGATGGTGCGTTAATGTTTAAATTCTTGAGAACAATAGATTCTTCTAGCCCCCAGTTAACTAATACGCTGGCAGTGTTGCCGTCATCTTCCAATATCTTGCTCTTCGGTATTACATTTGTAATCCGTTTCGGGTCACGTACTTTAAGCAGTAACGCCTTGTTCTGAATAATCTCCATTGCTTCTCCGATAGTTGTGCTCTCCAAACATGATGTGTGGAGGAAGTTCCCCGTCTTTCCGAGGTGTCAGTTAGTTCCCGATGAAAGGGTAATCGTGCTAACTGGTGCGGTTATCTCATGAAGAGGTAATCTTGAACCCCCGCGCTACTTATCACTCACACCTTACTTTGGTAGCGTCTTTGCAAACTTTATTTCATTGACTTGTCAGAATTTCTTTTAAACGAACGGTTCTTTGATGGGGCTTGTAGCGTGTAGCCTTCTTTGTTTGACCCACCTTTGCTTAACGCAACTTTGTGAGCAACATCTTTACCTTTACGGGCTACGCCCTTCTTGTCCAGCGCACGTCTAGCACGTTGGCGTTCCATCCTTGCTTCGTGTGCGCCATCACGTTTCTTTTCCATTTCCCATTCGTGTTTGGCATCACGATCTGCTTTGTTCTTGTAAGCCATTACTCGTTCCTTCCGTTGTTTGGGCATATCAGCACGGGACACCATGCTCTGCAAGTGAAATTTTTCTTCGGGTTGAACACGCCTGTCTCATATGCTGTTTCACGTGAAACGATTGTGTCTTCTAACTTGTCAAAGATATCGAACCCATTACCCTCTTCGTAATCCGCTTTGATGAAGTCTCTGCAAACCACAAACAATAAGCCTGATTTAACTGTCTTAACTTGGGGGAAGTGTAAGAAAACACAAGCCGCCATCAACGCTAATTGTTTAGTATCTGCATATCGACTGCTCTTACCAGTCTTGTAATCAACTACTCTTGCTTCACCCTTCTCGTCATCAACTATCAACAAGTCAACGATACCTCTGTACCAAACATCCTTGTCTCTGAATCCGCAAGGTTCTAGTCTGTCATCGACTCGCTTGATACCCATCTCAAGTTCACAAAACTTCTGACCCTTAATGTTGTTAAGGGTTGTGAGAAAGGGTTGCATGTACGCATACTTCTTTGGTATGGGTTTGCCGTCACGAATGTATTCTTCTGCGGCAAGATGCACATCTGTGCCGTACATCATGGCTTCGCTTGGTGGTTCGGAAATGTCTTTAGCAACCCGCAAGTGGTAATACTTCTTGGGGCATTGGTCAAACATAGAAATGCCTGAGTAACTCCAAGCGGGTGCTTTATTAACAATCTCCATAACTCTCCCCATAACCAGCCTCACAGTTCAGAGGAATGCCTTGCGCCCAATCAGGCACATACCGCATACATTCCATCACAAACGCCATCGCTTCTTCGGCTTCTTCTTTAGGCGCAACACATGCAACAGCATCGTGTACGGTGAGTACAACACGGTATCGTTTAGCAATCCTCAACATTTGTTCACCAATGATGCAACGGGCTAGACCTTGACAGATGTTCTCGGTCAACTTCCCGCCATAGAGTTTCGTTACACCCTTGCGTGAGTCGTAAATATACTGCTCTTTTCCAGTTTTGTCTTTTACCTTGCGTAAATTTGGATACCTTTGGTATAAGCCGTTTGGCATGAGAATGCCTTCTGCCCCTACCACTACCGACCCGTTGCCCCATTTAGCCGTGCGCTTTTTACGCATAGCCTCAATCGCGCTATTACCCGCACTCCATAGTTCCTTTATATGGGGATAGGTTTCCCGATAAATATTTATGATGTTGGCAGATTCTTCTTCCGATACCTCTGCACCAAACCCTTTGAGTTGCGCCCTAAACTTTGCGTGTCCCATCCCATAACCCGCACCAAGAATCGTTGTCTTGCCAACAAACCTCTCTGATTTGCTAATCTCCAATGCATCCTTTTGATAGATAGCAGAT